CCAGTATCGGCTTTTTGCCTTATTTCCCGATCTCTTATTTCGTCCTGCAATTTAAATTCGTTTAATTGTTCGGTAGCTGTTTTGTCTTTTTCATAACCGGAAAAATTAGGAGTAAAAGCCCTGTTTAATTCCTCATCAGCTACGGACTTGTGATTTACGTCCACCCCATTTTCCCCAAGAAAATTAGCTATGGTTTCCCAGTCCTTGCCCTCGTTTTTGAGTTTATTTATGGTGGAGCGTATTTCCTGTTCCGTGTAATCTTTGCCGCTTCCGCTTCCTCTTTCGGCTCGCGCGTTCTCTATTTCCCAGCGTCTTTTACTTTCCTCTAGCTGGGCAAGGGTATTATAGCGGTCAAAAGTGGCTAATTTATTATTGAAAATATCTCTCTCTTTGGCTGCTTCTGCGCCAAAAAGACCAGTCCATTTTTCAATATAGTCTGCATAAACTCCTTGACGTCTTGTCCTCTCGTCAGTCAGGTTTTTCCAGCCTTGCTCAATGCCTCCCTGATATTGTTCGGCAAGGTTTCGGCGGGTAAAAGGATTAGAAATGTTCTGATACATATCTAAACCCTTGATAGCCGCGCCAAAGGTATCAGATTCGGCTTTACGAATCGCCTCGTCCAGCGCCGGATCTTGGCGTTTTCTGAACTCGTCTTTCAAATCGTATGGCAACCTTGCTGCATTGTAGGTGCTTTCTGCCACACGTTTGCCCTCCTTGTCTAATTTTGCAGCCTCCTCCCACATATTTTTTGCCATAAAATTACATTTTAGTCCCAGCCAAAGAATATGGGCTAGGTTGCTGATAATAATTATTAACGTTGCCGTAGTATCTATTGGCTCTTTGTTGCTTATACCATAACTGCCCCTCTTGGATCGCGGCTTTCATAGAGCCAACTATTTCGCCCTCCTGATTTTGTCCGGCTGACTGGTAGCCTCCGGCAGTAATCGCGTCTGTGCCAACTTTCCTCTCTGTTCCCCTGACTGTATCTTGGACGTTCTTGTTATGGTCAGTGGTAATTTCGCCCTCTACGCTATCTCTTTCGCTGCCTATCGCCCCGCCTTGTGTTGCGAGTGAAAATCTTGCTCGGCGCAAATTCCGGTCATAATTAGTGTTCTCGGATTCCGACCAAGCGTTGAGATCCTCTAATTCGTTGGAAATTTGCTGCTCAAAATACGGCTTATAGAGAGCCTCCGACTGGGCATAATCCTCTGCCATAAGTTCAGGAGTGTAGGTGGTTTCAAAATCAGGCTTCACTTCTTGCTGTGCCGGAGTTGAGCCTAATATGCTTTTGAGTATTCCCTTGTAGTCCTTGTCGGCAGTTTCGGAGTTTGCTCCGGTTTTCTTTTTGCCTTTGCTGTCGTAGTCCTCTTTCGCACCGCCACCCATACGCGCGGCATACTCGCGTTTGGATTCTCCCTTTTTCCGTTTGCTGAAATCTAATCCCATAAGTTTATTATAAATTATTTATTCGGTTTTAACAGGCTTGGTTATCGCGGCGATAACTGGCTTCTGCAAGGCTTGTGCAATTTTGTGCATTGGAATCAGGTTTTTTACACCGCCGGACTTTAGGCATACGTCCACCATTTGCCAAAGTAGGCTGACTTCCTCTTTGGTAAATTCAAAATGAGTGGTTTCCTCTTTTTTGTTTTCCATAAATTTAATTATTTCCAGACTGATTCGCTGCTTATATTAGTTACTAATCCGTCTTTTACGGTTATTTCCCTCCACTTTCCCTCAAATGATCCACCACTTATTCTGCCAGCCGTAACAAATCCATAGCTAGAATAATTGCCACCGTCCGATCCGTCGCTGGATTCAAATGTTCCTCCGCATTGGATATTTCCAGAACTTGATATTTTTCCAGTTACACCAAGCGTTCCGCCTATGGTGGAGCTTCCAGTAACATAAATGTCATCACCAACATACACGTCAGCAGCAAAAATTCCGTCGCCAGCGTCGTCCACCGCAAATTTAGCTGTTCCGTTATTTAAAACCTGAAATGCGCCAGTCCCCCCTCCGTCATTGTATTCAAGGGTTAGTGTTTCTTTGGAAATAATAAACAATGGATCTCCGTCTAGCGAAACACCGGAAATATAATATCCTAAACTGCCCTTTGACGTTGCGCCGTCATAGAATTTCATATCATTAGTATCTATCACTACCCGATACCCACTTGCGGCTGTTTGGAGTGTTGCTCCGGTTATTGTGCCACCACTAATATCTCTCCCAGTAATTGTGCCGGCGGTAATATCGTCAGCATTGAGCGTTCCCCGAACTGTCAAGTTTGTGCCGTCCCAGTTCAAGTATTTTGTCGCGCTTCCGATATAAAATTTAGGTTTATTGCTGTCAGAATCGTCCATACCAAGAATAAACCCAGTTTCCGTGTTATCAAAAGCAGTTTTACCCGCCATTATCGCTACGTCGCCCTGTCCGTCAGAAACCGCTAGAGTAATAAGTTTAGAGGTAATCGTTCCGGCAATTATTTTATCGGCTGTCAAAGTGCCTACTTTCTGATCAGAAACAGAGCCGTCTTGGAGTAATTCACCGATATTTGCCATATCATAACTGCCCTCCAAAACGTTGTCCGTGCGAATAAGGTTTTCATTAAATCCTGATTCTAAATAACTTGGCATTATTTTGCGTCGTCTAACAAATTACATTTATCCAATATATAACCCTCAATTCTTGGCGGCGTATCAACGTAGCTTTCGCTCACGCCCAGCCACAACTCTTTTGCGGTAATTTTTTCATTTATTAAGCCTTGCGAATTTTCCAGTTGTTCTTTTCCAGTCATAGAATCATAACTATCGCCCGCCAAAACGTCAGACTGGTATTTGCCCAAAACATAAATCTGATTAAACTCCTTGTATTTTTCGGGATAGCCGTAGTTTTCCGGCATAAATATTAGTTCAAAGTTTATCGGAGTAGTCGTTGTGTCGTCTATATCTGCATAGTTGAGGTTTATCCTAACAATCTTTCCGGCGGCTGTTCCGAAATAAGTCAGTCCGGAGGTTTCATCATAAAACCAAGAGCGGGCGTTCCAATTGGTAAAAGCCGTCCAAGTTTCCGCATATACATTATAAACCAAAACCATATCCGTATAGGTTTTTCCGTAATCGTGTTCTAGCGGATCAGCAATAGTAACATCGCCTATCCAAAAATACACGTGTTCCAAATCTCGTCCGGCGGCGACTTGCGACCAATTAGCGCTGCTCATACCGTCCAAATACTTCTGCATAGACCTTGAAATCATTACCGGCTCACCTACGCCCATTTTATAAATGCCTGTCGGATGGTGGAAATACAAATCGTTTAGGATCACAACGGACTTCCCGCTATGCGTTCCGACGGTAATTACCGCCTCCGGCTCATTTGAACCGTCATAGCGGTATATGGATTCCTCTTTTAAAATAACCAGTCTGCCTCTGTGCCTTTTGAGCATTTTGGCTTTTTGTCCGTCATTGGGGTTAATACCCCTGTAAAGCCACGTTGTTGTGGTAAAATCAGTTCCGGCAGAATTGATCGTATCAGAGTAGTGCAAGTAACCAGTTTCGGTCAGTAAGAATAATCTTTGCTGGAAAACTTCGGGGAACTTGCCGGCTGCCGGAGCATTGGTAATCGCCGCCCAAGTCGTGCCGTTCCAGCTTTTTATGGCGTCCACTCCGTTTGCCATAATAAGCTGATTTATAAAGTTCACTCCAAAGACGTCAACCGCCGTAACCAAATCCTCTAGTGATTTTGCCCACGTTCCAGCAAAAACCGCAGAATTGACATATAGATCAACCTTTGGTGTTCCTGCTCCGTCGTCCACCGCCGCCAAATACTTTACTGTGCCGTCATTTTTTATCCATTGTAATATCGTTAAAACTCGCTGCGCGGCAACTACGGTGGACTGCACCGTGCTTCCTTTGCGTCCGGTAACTGCACCCAGTTTCGTTGAAAACTCGCCATTTAGCGCGTGGATAACCTGACTATTCAAAGACAACGGAACAACTGTGCGAGTTTGCACCCCACCGGATAAATCTCTTTTTTCTATTCTTTTAAGAGGTTGATTCATTTAGGTTATTGTTGGGAAATCTACTTGATTATTGACTGCCTCCTTATCCAGTCCGCTATCGGTTAGCGCCGGAAAATGGCTGACTTGTTTTAAGTCGTTGATTTTCATAGCCGAGATAGTCTGTAAATATCTTGATTCAAAATACCTTGATTTTTCCTTGTCAGAGGTCGCCCAAAGGTCTTGCAATACCCTGAAAGCTATCGCTATCGGTAACTGGACTTCTGTTTCGGAGGTTTCGTCAGTAAATCCGGAGGAGTTTTTATAGTAATTTATCACTATGGATTCTACTGCAGAGGGGATCGGTGTAAAATACAGGCTTCCGTTCCACTCCCAAACTGCCTGCGGTGTGCCGGTGGTCAGGACGTTCCAATTAAGATTCTTGTGGCTTTTAATGTCTATCGGCATAACTGGGTTGCCGTCATAGGTGGCATAAATAATCTGACCTAAATCAGTCGCGCCGGCTTCCGCTAGAGTGTAGGCTTGTTGAGAGGCAACTGAATTAAAGGTGGCAGTAGCTTCTCTAAAGCGCCACCTCTTAATCGCAAATATCTCGGCTTCGGCAGCGTCGCAAAGAGTATCAAATAGGGTATCGTCTAGGGGTTTTGCCCAGTTATGAGGGCTGGTCACAAACTCCCGAATCTTTATGCGTGATCCGTAAGGTATTGAAGCATAACTAAACCCAGCCGAATAATCGGATTCGGCAGCCGTTGTGGAATTATAGAGGGTAAAAAACAGGTAACCGGTAGTGTTGGTAGTATCAATATAGGTTGTAAATTCGTTATCGGCGTCTATGCTGACGGTAGCCAATAAAGATTTATCCCCACCCAAAGTTTCTGCTCGGTAAAACTTGACCTGATTATAAGGAACTCTGTAAAGCGGCGTTCCTACTCCGTGCGAAAAAACCAGCGTATCGGCTTGGATAACCGTGCCGGCGGTTACCGCCGCATTAACTTTAAAAATTTCCGACTTTGGCTTTCCAACCTCCCCAAAAAACATATAGTCGTTTTGCGCTATGTCGCTGTTGTCGTCTATGGTCAAATTAACAGCCGATCCAGCCGCCGAAGCACTCTTTAAAATCGCCGCTTCTGTGGCTAAAAGCATTAACGACTGATTTGAGAATTGTAGTAACTTCATTTTATTTTGCCCTTAAAATTTATATCTTCTATTTTGCCTACCTCGCGGTTTTCCTTGTCTATTCTACCAAATAACTTAATTCCGATAATTTTTCCAACAGCTCTTAAAAAATCATTTAGCCAGAATCTCTCTGTAATGGAAATAGTATTGGATATTATCTTGTTAATAAATTTCAACAGGTTTTCCGATACGATAATAGTTTCTGAAATAACCTTTGTTAAAAATCTACCAATAACAAAATTCTCAACAATAGATATGGTGTTGCTGATTACTTTGGAGGCTGTTTTTAATAAACTATCCGAAATACTGACAATATCACTTTTTATTTTAGAAATTTCTTTGGGGATAGTTTCGGCAATCGTTATATTGTTAGAAATAACCTTTCCTATGCTGAAAATTTTAGCTTCTGCCAAAGAAATTATATTTACGATAACTTTTCCGGCTTGTTTTAACGCCGTATCAGCCAAGGTTAGCGAATCAGTTATTGTCCGGTAAAATTCGGAAACCGTAATATAAAGCGACGAAACTATTATTGAATTGGAAATAATTCTTGCAAGTGAAATTACTCGGCTGGTGGCTATGGTTATTGTGTCAGTAACAACCCGCAAAAAAACTAAAATACTATTCATATTTTCAGAAATAGTAATGTTATTGGAAATTGTGCTGGAAAACGCCGGATTAGCGTTTTCTGCTCCATATTCACTTGTTCCGTAGGCATTTGATCCGAACATATTCTTTTTTTGTTAATTGAAAGGTGTAGCCATTGGTTTATATTCTATATGAGTTCTTGGGGTGTCATTTTTCTTTCTTATGTTTTTTTATAGTTCTGCGGATGCTGTCCAGGAAGCTCCGTAATATCCTAATCCTGTTGCGTTAGCCACCTTATAAATATACATTTCGCCATCGTTAATAGGTGCAATACTTGGAGCTGAAGTCGGGAATGATGCGGGTGTTGCCTGATGAGCTACCGTCATTGTTGGAATTTTACTTTTTGTTACCCTAAAAGAC